TATTTGAATTAAATCACGTTAAAAATTTAAAAGTGTGAATTGATTGGCATTATTTAGTTGTGCTAAATTTCTTCTGTTAATTACTTAAACTTTTCTCTGGATTTGAAATGCAGATCTTAAAATTTTTACAGAGTTTTAATACAGTCGGCACCTATTTAACACTTGCTTCCATCTTGCTTGTGGTCATGATCATTTATTTTTATGTAATTAATCCTGCATGAACACTTTGAAAGGAATAGGTCTTCTCATCTATTACTTTTTTAAGAACGGAAGATGAATAATAGGATAGGGATATGAAATTTAAAATATTATTATTAAGTTTTATTGCCACCAGTTGCTATGCTAATGAAAGTACAGCTGACCCAGATATTTGTAATATCGTAAAAAAGGTTGCTTATAACGTGATGGAAGCACGACAGCAAAAAGTACCAGCACAAGATTTACAACAAATTGCCGATGGGTTAGCAGATGAAAAAGCCAAGCAGCTTTATCAAGACTTAATTAGCTCAGCTTATGCTGCCAAAGTATTTAAGACAAGTTTCTTTAAACGCCAAGCAATTGAAGATTTTCAAGCAGGGTGGTATGATGAATGTTTACGTAGAAATGAATAATAATTAAAAAAATAATGAGTATTTAATTGTTAAGAACAACTAATTAGTTAAGAGAATAAAAAATATACTGACAGGTCTGTCTAGGTATTTTAATTTGAAAATAAAATTCGAATTTATATGTATTTATTTAAAAATAAATGCTCCGAAGATGCCGCTGCATGTCGTTACCCTTGAACCCTAAAGTTCAGCGGGTCTTTCTCAATTCTAGCAATACATTGCAATATTAAGCAATACCTAGCGATATTAAAAAATCAATATTTTTAATAATTTATATTAAAGCAATACAATGCAATATTACACAATCTTTAGCAATACAAAAATAGTCTATTAATGGTCTATTTTGATAAATACGGTCTATTTTTCAAGTTTAAGTCTATTAAAGGTCTATTTTTGGTGATTAAAAAAGCGGCACTTAGCCGCTTATGCTGTATGTGCCATTTTGTTTTGTTCAATATAAGCCAAAACATCAGACTTCATATAATTTACTTGTCGTTTATGAGGTTTAGAGAATGGAATGCCGCCACCTTCACATCTTTTCTTCTGCAACCACGGTAAGGATACGTGCATAACAATAGCTACTGTTTCAGGTGGAAAAGTTTGATTATCAGCAGCTTCCCAAAATTCCTTCTTAGCAGCCTCTTTTTCTGCATGAGTCATACGATCTAATTTAGTTAAACGTGACATTTATTTCTCCTTACTTTCCGCTTTAGGATTTGCCCACCAAAGTACAGGGCCATCTTCTGAATCAAATGCTGCAATTAAAAAGAGTCCTTGTTCTGGCGGTTCTGGCTTCCAGTTTGGCCAAACTACTGCATCTTCCGGTATATTTGGTATTTCATCGTAATCTAATAGTTGAGTTTCAATTTCAACTCTAAGATTCATTTGAAGTTGTGCCCACTGTTCTCTTGTATAGGCTTCAGCTCCTTCTTCAATGGTGTCAAACAATTCAATATCTGGATGAAACCAATTGAAAAGGTTTTCAGGTGGTTCTATTGGCTGGATCTGATATTTAAAACCCGTCTCACTAGATCCATAAAATAGTTTTGCTTCATCAAAGCTTTTGGTTACAAGAGGGGCAGAGCCTTTCTTGTAGCAAATTACTATTTCATCAAATTTAAAAACACGTTCAGCTGTCTTCAAATCAAAGCATTGGTACATAGGTTCACTAAACCAACTCTCAACATAAAATAGATTTTTAATATGATCTTTGCGGGAACCGTGCCATTTCTGAACTTTGATAACATCATCAAAAATTTCTAAGAAAAAGTTGTTGCCTTCCTTTTCATGCATTTTTCTATAACGCTCAACAGCTCGCTCAGCTATCTCTTTTGAAGCTGCTGGCGTTTGCTTAAAAGGGCTGTAACCTTCAGGTCGCATTGCAACCGCCCATAAAGTTGATTCACTCATCCTTCAGCTCCCGATTCGCTAACACCCAACTTAATGCAACCTTCCTCAGGTAAATCAGCATACCAACAGTAGTATCCTTCACCGTCATAACCATCTTGGAGCCATTTGATGGTCATTTCAGTTTCCATCTGGAATTGATCTTTTTCCCCATCTGGCGCACCAAAATCAAAGGCTTCTTTTAGTTCAGCGCAAGTTAGAGTGACACTAGGGGTGGGAGTATCTGGCACCGTCTCGGCTTTGGCTTTATTCCATAACTGCCAAGCATCATTAGTTACAATATTGAAATAGCCATTCATTGTTTCACTGAATGCTAGGATGTCATTTTTACGAATAGCACTTTCACGTTTAAAAATTTCTGTAGTTTTGAATTGTGATTCAAAAGGGATACGTTCATTACCTGTCATTTAAGCCACCATCTCTGCATATTCTTCTTTAGTCCACTCAACAAACTCTCTATAAAGCTGCTGGGCAGGTTTGTTTAATCGGTTGTGATAGTCGATCGTTATGCGGCGCCAAGCGACTGGTACCGCATAATGCTTGGTTAGAAACATTGCTTGATCCATGCCTTGCCGGACTATTACATAGCCCAGCAATTGCAAGTAGTACATAAAACCAAGCATGTGTTTTTGGCTCACTTTCTTGTACTGATCTTTCATGTTAGAAACCGTCCACTAATAAATAATCAGGGGTAGATTCTTGTTGAGTAGGTGTAGGATTCTCTAATTCATAGCGGCGTTTTCTCACATACCCCATTAGCTTCGGTTGAATCTGCGGATCTCGTGCAGCCACGTCTATTTCCAAAGCATCTAGCGTTGTAAGGTCTGGTGCAGTTTGGATTTGAACCATTAAAGAGGGTGGCTCATTAGCAGATGCCTTTTCTTTTTCTAGCTCTTCAAGACGTTTGTGAGTGGCGAGAAGGATAGGCTTCATTTGTTCGTCATCCCATGTGCGGGTATAACGATAAACCGCATTTACTTCTGCAGGTGTTTTTGATTCTTTTACACGCTGAAGAAGAGCATCTAATGCCTTCTGGTATTCAGGATCTACTTTAGGCTCGTTAGTTTCTGGAACTAACAGATCCTCAGATGTGGTGACATTTGTTTGTTTGGTAATAACAATCGTTGGTTGAGTTTCTGCAGAAATAACGTCACTAGGCTTTTCTGCTTTTGATTTTTTGCCTCTCTGTTTTTTAGGTTCCTCACCAAGACGAATAACACTTAAATCATTGTTGATTTCAATACCGAGTGCTTTTGAAAATGCTTTTAATTGAAGCTTGGCGTTTTCGGCATCACGTTGAACAAAACCACTATTAATAGATTCAATTAATGCGGTGGTTTTAAAATTCACGATGTAAATTGAAGGCGAATATGTAGTAATTACAAAAACATCCTGTCCTTCTTCATACTCATCAATAGTTAATGGCTTTGTGAAAGTAATCCCAGCCAGTTCAATAGTTTCGATTTTGATGCAGAATTCAAAACCCGGTTTACCAAAAACAGAAGCGGGGAATTGATCTAAGTCAGAAAAGTCAAACACGTCTCCAATAGGACGGCATAGAACAGTTTTACCTTTTTGAAGAGCTGCAAATGCTTCAGCTGCAGTTAATAAATTAGACATGAAAAGCTCTCCTTTTAGTGATGTAACGACTGTTGTTGTTGAACTTGCTGAGGATTGTTTTTAGGGACCCAACCCATCTGATCGGCACGTGCTTGGCATGCTCTATTGATACCCGCCTCATATGTAGTACCTTTAAACTTCTTAATTGCAGCATTTAAGATGTTAGTGTCTGGAGCATCTTTAATTGCTTTTAAAGCATCTTGATATAGTTGGTCCTGAGTACGAGGTGGCTTCTGGTTACCACCCTGAGCAGTTGTCTGGTTATTCTGGTTTGAATTTTGACCTGCTGGGGTTGAGGCATTTTGCTCTAGATATGCATAGTCATAGTTGTATAGATATTTACTACCATCAAAATTACCGAGGTAAACATCAGCTGCCACACCAATAGCTTTAAACGCTACACCAAGAGCATCAGTAACGGCCTTTTTATAGCCTTCATCAATCGCTACTAATTTGCCTTTTTGAACTTCAACAATTGCTGAACCGCCGTTGCCAAAAAATTCCTCACCCCAAACACCATCAATCTTGGTTTTAACTGCTACTTCAGCAAAAGCCATAATGGTTCCATCTGGCGCGGTTTCAGACCATAAACGTACATGTCTATAAGTCCAGCCATGACCAACAGGTCCAAAGGCCTGAGTCATAGCCATTAATCGCCATTGAGGGTTAATATCTGATTTACCTTTTAAATAACCAAACTCAATTTTTTTAAGAAAATTGGTAGGCGTTTGCTTAACTGCATTCCAGATATGTAAGTTGTCTTTTGAGTTTTCAGTTGTCATTTTTCTAATCCTCATCTAGAGCCGGTGAAGCCACGTTTTTGCTTGTAAGCCTTGCGGTCATAAGTAGGGATATTTGTTTCACGTAGTTTTATTGCGAGCTGCTTTCTGCGTTGGAAATCGATTTCTTGCATAAGAGAAGCGAAAACCTTTGGTTCCTTAGCTTTAAATTGCTCAACATTAAGCGGTTTTTTAAAGCCATCTTTAATTTCGTAAAGTACTGAGCCGTTAGCGTTTGCAGCATAGATAGCCCACTTAATACGTACGGAATAAAGACCTTGGTCGTCACGGCCTAAAAATGACTTGTAGCCGTCAGGGTGTTTTTTGAAATTAGTCATCTTTAAGCCTCCACCAACTTGTTACGTTCGATGAAGCCTTTTAGAAGGCCATTGATGTTTCGGATGTCTTCAAATTCGGTGAAATCGTTATATGACTTACCATTAACATCAGTGATTTCATTTACTGTGAGTTGTGTAATATCAACAGCGGTGAATTCAGAACCCGGAACGCCGTAGCTGTCAGGATGGGCTTCAAAATCAAAGCTCACATTTAAACGGAAGCTATCTAATTTGATGACGGCAACGCCAGAATGTTTACCTGTGATTTTTGCGGTTAAAACACCGTAAGTACTTGGTTGAGTCTTAGGGGTAAATAGAGAAGGAGCTTCTTTTGTTTGGAAAGCTGGTTGCAATTGGCAAGCAACTAAAGAACCACCAGAGATTGCAAGAGCAGCCATGCTGACAAATGCAAATGAGTTGAAAGGAGGAGCTTTTACGTTCATAATTGATCTCGCAGTTTTGCAAAAGCACATCGGACCTGGGGAGGGGCGGTGTGCTTTTTTGTTGTCTACGAGACAAATATCGCATTTCCGATATTTGTAGTCAATAGTTATTCCGATATTTTTACTGGTATTCCGATATTGATCTCTTGAAACACAAAAATCACTTTAACAAGGGGGGATTAATTAAAATTATTTAATTGATATTTATGGTCTAGCACTGTTAGTAGTTTGATGAAGGATTATTTTCAACTTCACTATTTAAGTCATCAAGAGCATTATCCACATCTGGAACGACGTCACGCCACTTTTCATTTTCAAAGCGCTCAAATTGATTGTTTACTTCCTCTAGTTTAGCTTCTAACTCAGCAATATGCTCTTCTAATTCAGCAATTTTCTGATCTTTCTCATACACGATAGCATCATGTTCAGCTCGGCTAATAGTGTCTGAACATCCAGTTAAAACTAAGACTGGCAATAACAAAATTATTTTAAAAACTTTCATCTTAACTCTTTCTTACTCTTCGTTTTCCACGGTATGTATATCTCAATGAATCTATTACTTGACCAATAAAATAGCAATCTTCGTCAATTGGAATGATATTGGGATGAAAATTTGGGTTAATCGCTTTTAGATACCTTGTTCCATCAGATTCAATAACCAGTTTTTTGAAAGTAGCATCTTTGTCTTTACGGACGACAATGATATCTCCAGATTGCATATCTGAATAATATACTGTCGGATCTACAACAATATAATCACCTTCTACAAAATCGGGTTCATTACTTACGCCACGTACTTTTAAATAAAAACATTTTTCGCAATCATCTGGGAGAGGGAACCATTCCGTAACTTGAGACATATCTACTGATTCAACATTAGTAAAATTACCTGCTTGTACCCAAGATAAAACGGGTGCCATTCGAGCTTGAACTGGCACAACGTTGGTGGTAATAAGTTCCCCAACTACACCTTTTTTTAATTCTTCAGCTGTAACCCCAAGGGCATTTGCTAATTCAAGTATTGAACCTGTCGACTTGGCATTTCCTGTTTCAAGATCAGAAATTACAGATTGTTTTACACCAGATTTCTGAGCTAACTCTTTTTGAGTCATCTTTTTTGCTTTTCGTATTGCTTTTAAGTTTTCACCCAAAGTAGCCATATGTATTTCCTTAAATACGTATATCGGAATTCTGATACAAATTAGTATCGCTTTGGCTATTGTTAAAATATCGGAAAACCTATATATTCACCTAAAAATATAGGAGCTTCGCATGAATCAATGGCCAAACATGATTTCAGATTTGCGTGAAAAGGGCTTAACACAAACTCAAATTGGTACCGAGATCGGGTGCTCACAGAATTACGTTAGTGATTTAGAGCGCGGGGTATGTGGTAAACGCTTATCGCATGAAATTGCAACCAAATTACAAAAGCTTTGGAAAAAGCATTGCAAAACCAAACAAGTGGCTTAGGTAACAAGATGAGCAAATTATCAGTTGATATTTCTGCAAGTGCCAGAAATGGCGTATCCCGCATATTGCATGGCCTTGATATAAGCAATCAAAAAGAGATTGCTGAACATTTAAAGGTTGATCCAAGCACTATTACTCGGCTTAAAACAGACAAGAAAAACAATGGTTTGAATGAGATTGAAATGTTTTGCGAGCTATTGAGTTTGCTTGGATTAAAAGTCGTTCCTAAAGATTACCAGAGCATTGATAAGGAACGTGTTGCTGCACTTTTAGTCATGTCTAAAAGTTGGATGAACCGTATAGAAACAGTTGATGACCTATTTCATGACGAAATCAGTGGTCAAAAGGAAAAACTTGGATATTAAAAAACCACTACCTGCGCAAACAGGAGTGGTTTATAGGCATTCAGTCGAGATGAATCAAATGAATAAAACTAATTTATCAAATCAAACAACCGAACGCAACCAGCCAGAATTTTTAGTGGGTGACGTTGTAGTACTTACTAAAGAGTGTCGAAGTTTTAAATCAAATGATTTGTTTGAAGTCAAAAATAAAACCCTGACTAGTTTATGGACTATCAAATCACAAAATCATTTGTTTCTGGTTTCATCAAAAGAAATACGAACAGCAACAGTTGCTGAACTTAACGCCAAACGCCGACTAACAAGCGCTGAGCAAGCATTAGCGGAGGTGTCATGAACAGCTTTACACAGCAAATCAAAGTTTCTCGTCAGCAAAGTGAAATCCAATCTTTTTATGAACCTGCATTGCGAGTACTTGGGCACCTGTTTGAGGTGAAAAAGCAAAATTTACGCAACAAAGGTTATGACGAAAATAATGCAGCGGTAACCAAAGTTGAATTTTCAGAGGCTATGGCTCGTCAATTTCGCATAACGCAGTGGTTAGCACAGCAGATTGTAACCAGCTTAACCAAGGCGTGTTTGATTGATTCTTTTGGAGGTTATGTTAAGCCAAAGGATGGTGAAAAGTGAGATATGCAGCAAAAAGAAAACAGGATATTTCCGTTTCTACCACACCGCTTGAGGTGGTAATTCCACTGGAACAACCAGTAAAGATCTATTCGGCTAAAGAATTAGCAGCTATGCCACTTTCAGTTATGAATGCCGCAATTGAGGCTCAGGAAAGATTTTATCAACTTGAAGAATTAACCCATATGGGGGGGCAGGCTATAGCAGTTCGCCGTCTCATGGAGGATGGGCACAAACTAATTCAGGTGAAAGAAAAGTCTCGTATTCGCTACAAAATCAACAACGAATTTATTCCTCCAAGAATTATTCGTCAGTTGGAAATGCGCGGTCTTGTAAAATTAGGAGTAGTCACTGATGTATAAATATCTCCACCATATCAGCGACTTTATGGTTGCTACAGCGCACCTTAGCCCAGTTGAAGAGTGCTTTTATCGCCGTGCTCTCGATTTCTATTATTTGAATGAAAAACCATTACCCAAAGAAACCCAGTCGGTTTTTCGTCGGTTACGTGCAAATACCCAAGAAGAAAGGGATGCAGTATTAATTGTGCTGCAAGAGTTTTTTGTGGAAGAGGAAGACGGGTTTCACAACAAACGTTGTGATTCAGAAATCGCCGCTTATCAAAAAGTAGGGGATAAAAATCGTGAAAATGGTAAGAAAGGTGGGCGTCCACGTAAGGAAAAACCAAAAGAAAACCAAAGTGAAGGCGACTCGGTTAATTCTGAAAACCCACAAAAACCCAGTGGGTTAATTTTGGGTTCTGAAAGTGAAAGCCAAAAAAACCTTAACCATAAACCGTTAACCGATAACCAATATATAGATAGTAGTAGTAATGCGCGTGAAGAAAATTCGCAATTTACACCAATCCAATTTGCTCAGTATCAGATCGATGATCACAAGCGTTACTCAATGCGTGAATTCATTTCTGAATACAGCGAGTTTCAATACGATTTCATCTCACTTGCTCAACAAAGATTTGTTTCTGTACCTGAAATCGACTTGAGAACCATGATTCAAAATTTCGGTGACTGGTACTTTGCAAACGAATCTAGTTCATTGAATACACCAAGCATCTGGTTGGTTAAGTGGTTCTCTTGGGTTCAAAACAACGAGAAACAAGTTGCTGCTAACCGCAAGAAACAAGAGCAAATCAATTCAGCTGGTCAAAAACCACAAGAGTCGGGTTACTTCGCTAATCTTTTTGAAGAACAGAGCGAATCTCAAATCGTGGATGTAACCCCAGCAAAAAAGTTTCCAATGATTGAGGAGGTAGGTCATGCATGAGATTACCTTGAACGAAGTGCGTCAATTAATCGCATCTCTTCGCACTGTTTACGCTGCTCAGTTCAATAAGCAATTTCCAGCAACAGGCGAAAGCGCAATTCCTCTGTCAGTGGTTGAGCAAATCGCACTTAAAACACTGGTTGGCGTTCAACAAAACCAATTTAACAACGCACTTGCTCGATTACTTACAGCAGGTGGACGTTTTATGCCGTCATTTGCTGAGTTTCGCACCTGGTGTATTGGTGAAAGTTGGATGTCTCCAGAGGAAGCTTGGTCACGTGCATGTAAGTTTACGACTGACAGTACCGTGGTTATTACACAAATTACAAAATATGCATTAGACGAAGTGATGTATTTGATCGAAGCCGGCCAAATGCGAGCAGCTCAAGATAATTTCTTCGGAACCTACAACGTGATGGTGGCTAAAGCTCAATTGAAAGGTCGTCAGCAAGAGTTTTACGCTCCACCGCTACAACTAGAACACAAAGAACCTAAACACGTTCCTGTGAGCAATGACGAGGCTCAAAAGCATCTCAAATCATTGATGGAAAGATTAAAAATCAATGGTCGTAAACCTGCACCAGTTCAAAAACTTGAGGCAAAAGAAAAAGAGCCTGAGCTTATAAAAGAGTTGGGCCCTGATCCTTTCGATAATCCACACGAATACGCAGAGATGTGCCGTCGGGAGGGTATGCCAATCCCTAGAAATATTCTTCAGCTAATTGATGGGGCGAATGCATGAAAGCATCTAAATTGATTAGAGATAAAGGACTGCAATACGCGAAGGAAATCGTAGATTCAGCACCTTCTAACGCAACTGAATGGAATGAAGGTTTCGAGTTCCAATGTGGTCAAAGTGTAGAGATTAGCAAGGCTGATCGAGAAAAGTATTTTGTAGACCTTTCTGAACTCAAGCGTCTGGTGGAGTCTTTGGGTTATGTAAGCAGATGGGGCGGCATTGAAAGATGCAAGAAGCTTTACTTTGAAGCTCCATTCAAAAGAGACAAGCACATAAAAGATTTAAAGCGATACATCCGCGATTACGAATCAATATACGGGGATAGTGAAAATGCATAAATGCAACCACTGTGAAGCTGAGCAATTAATTAATTCGTATGGTGGTCTTCCAGAAGCAAAGGCTTACATGAGGCGTTATTTCATGCTGAATGGAGGATTAAGAAATAAGTATCCAAGAACAGGCGCTTTGATAACTCAAAAGATGAATGAATTGCAGAGCGCGATTTTAAATGTAGAGGGCTTAAATAATGGACAGTAAATGGATTGAAGCGCAACGCCGTGAAATGGAAAAGCTTATTTCACCAGAGCTAATCAAGTCGAGAGATTTAGCACGTCAAAGTTACTTCGATCATATGGAAAAAGAAATGGCTGACCACGTATCGCGCTCAATTGAACCACTCAGCGGTAAAAAGCAAAGCACTCTGGTTGAACTAAGGGAGTCAATTGAAAAACTGGCTCAGAAGTATAAACAAGATGCTCATTCATCCAGCCTTTTAGGTGATCAGGATAAAGCGCGAGTTTATAACTGCTTTGCTAATCAATTGGACCATTTGCTGAAAGGTGGTGCTTGATGTCATCAGTCAGCATTGCTGAATACCGCAAGTTATTTCCGATAAAGAAAAATAAAAAGCGGCGTTCAGCAAAGCAAGTTGCCAGACAACCAAGTGTGGGTGAAATGGTTCTGGCAACACATTTAAAAGCATGCAAGATCAGTTTTGAACAGGAATATAAGTTCCATCCTGAACGCAAATGGAGAGCAGATTTTTTAATAACGGGTACAAAGATTTTGATTGAGGTAGAAGGCGGGATCTGGAGCGGAGGCCGTCACACAAGAGGCAAGGGCTATTTAGGGGATATGGAGAAATACAACTCCGCAGCAATGATGGGTTTTACAGTTTTACGGTTCAGCACAGAGCAAGTGAAAGCAGGCGTGGCGATTAAACAAATTGAGCAATTGGTAGGTGAAAAATGAGTGCAGTTTTAAAAACACAACAAATGGATTGGTCTAAATATACTATTGACGGTTGGTTAGAGCAGTTTGGCGCATGGTGTGAAACAGTTAGAATGAAAGGGGGTGATTTGCCAGATGGGCTTCATATCAATCAAATTTACTGGTTGATGCGTGAAGCTGGCAAAGAAGTACAAAAAAGTAAATCTTATATTCGATGTGAGATCAGTGATTATGAGGCGGATCAAATTCAAGCACTTTTACGAAGTCTATTAAATTCTGATAAAACAGATTTTACAACTAAGTTTGCATTAATTTGTTTAATTAAAAATAAGGTTGAAAATAAAGGATTGTTGAAGGTTGCTCAAGAAACAAACCAATCTAAAGCTCAGGTCGCAATTATGGTGAGTTGCGCTAGATTTTATTTATTAGGTCATGATAAAAGATTAAGACAAAATGGAGGTTCAAATGAAAACATACACTGTAAAACTATATGAAGGCGTTAGTCGGGAGAAAGTTAATGAAACTTTGAAATACTGCCCTGATTATTTTGGTAAAATATCAATAATTACAAATGTAATTAATAATAAATTGCAATTAACACTAAAAGCATTTGAAGGAATCGACGTTATAACTGCCAATGATCTAATGATTAAAATCGTTGAACGTTTAAAAGCTTCTCAATTAGTAGAAAAGCATAATTTAGACTTGTTGACTGTCTAGACGCTTTATGGCATATTTTTGATATAGTGGACGAAGTATAAGTAATTCACTGATCTAAAGCTCATCGTTTGATGGGCTTTTTGTTTTTATACTTGCTAGATTTCAATTATGATTTAAAATTAAATCAGGTGGCTCGTCGCCAAACATCGCCACCTGAAATTCTATTAGAAATGATAGTTATTTGTTTGTGTCACCTCCATATTAATTAATTGTAGAGTTGATATTGTGTTGTACTGGTGGTGGGCACCAAGCGCCACCAGTGCAATCGTTAAAAGCGCCCCTTTTCTTTGCATTAAGTAATGTTCCTTTGATTTAATGGTTAGATTTACACCACACATTAGCTGTCTTCATCCTAAATACATGGTCGTTACATTATAAATCATCTAAATTGAATGCTTGTCTAAATGTTAAGCGTTTAAGAATGCCCACTTAAGCATGTTTATATTTATGCTATAGTCCAGTCTAATTAGAATTTGGTACTTAAAATGAATATCTGTGTTGGTGGTGAACTAGATGGGCAAAAGATAGAGAAAGAAGGTAGATTGCTTAAAGCTTCTGATATAGATCCTTCATTTAGCTCTGAGTACTACAAGCAAGTTTTTAACCGCGACAACATCAATTATCATTTTTGGCTTCCAATAGGATCCAACTTGCACGAAATGTCTGAGCGAGTTTTGGATATTTTGAGAGCATCAAAAAATTAAGTTTAAAGTATGTTGTAAATACATCTTCTAATTTGTATGATATGTCACAAATACTGCGCTGAAAGTTTTTGTTTTTATGACCCGTTTCTTTTTTAGAAGCGGGTTTTTTGATTTTAAAACCCCACTCGCTTAGGACGCTTTGCGAGTTTACTTGCCGGACGTATTACGGCGCAAATGGCCCCGCTACATACTAGTTATTGGCGGGGTTTTTTCTTTAATTAATTTGATGATTTAGTTCTCGGTAGTAAATAATTTACTATTTAGAACTAAGTATTTGAAAAATAAAAATAATTTTATTTTTTTATTTTATGTTTAGTATGTTGGTAAATATTAATTATTTTTAGGTGAAAGTATGACTTTATTTATTGGTGGTCGCCATCATGGACAATTCTTGTCGAAAGACGAGTCAGATTTGAAGTTAGAAAGTATTCCAAAGCAGTATGGACCAAGAACAGGTATGCAAAGGCCAACAGAGTCATACTTTAGAACCCAAGTAAACTTCCAAGGAGAAGTGAAAACGTTTTATATAATTTCTGGAAAACAACCAATCGAAATGAGAGATGAAATACTTGATTTATGGGATCAAGTAAAATCAGACATATATGCTATCTAAATAGTTTAAGAAATTTTCTTCCTTTTTCGGGCGGTTGTCTTTCGTGCTATAGTCCAGTCTGATTAAAAACTGGTACTTATAATGAATATCTGTGTGGGTGGTGAACTCAATGGGCAAGTGATAGAAAAAAAGGGGTGTTAAGAACAAAGATGTATATAATTATTAGTAAATTATAAAATTATTAAATAAATTCAAATATTTAAATTAAAAATAAGTGATAAAACTTTAACAATATTTACGTACGTGATGAATTTAGTAACTCAAATAAACATTATTTTAGACGGATAATTATAAAAAACGGAGTACAAATGTCATGAATAAGAATGTAGAGCTAATAAATTACATTGATGTAGCTGAGACAGTTTACGAACGGGTATATGAAAATAATAAAATTTCAAATAATTTGATTGTTAATCTAAATCGCATTATGGCTGAGATAAAGAATCAAGCTGCAGAAAAAAAACTCAAATTGAAGTACAGCTCAATAGACTTTGAATATTGTTTAAGTTTGCCTTTAGCTGATCGCAAAATAAAAGTAGATTTAAGCCTTATACCTCATTTTGAAGATCGTGAAGAAAGTATTTTGTGGTTAACTAACTTTATTGGAAAAATTTGTGAGCCCAGAAAGATGCAAAGACAGAAAAAAAACTTCATTAAGTACCTGTGAATTTTAGATGAACAGCCCTTAAAGCGGTTTTTTATTGCTAGTAGAATATTTAAGGTATCTTTTCTAATAGGCACACACTATTAAAGTGTTTTTTATTTATTTTTTAGATTGAAAAGATTGCTATTTAAGTAATTTAAATATAAAAATCTTTATTGATTGAGAGTAGTTGTTATACAGGATATTTATAAGGATTTTAAAATGACAATTATCACATTGCTCGATGTTAAGACGAAGAAGAAGGTGATAGTTCGGTCCGTAATAGACCCAATAGCAAGAAAAGACAAAAAAGGGAATATACAAATTATTCAAATTCATAAATGGCTATATGATGAATCTGGAGATTTCGTTGATGAAGACTTATATGAGGCACTCAACAATGGAGAAGTTGGAATATACATAACTTTGCAGTATATGATCATTAATATTGAAAATTAATTATTTTTTATTTTTAGTCAGTTTGAGTTCTTACTCTCTAGAGCCTAATGGTTACTGCACATAAGACCTTATTAAGTATTACCTATTGATGGGCACATATTCTTTATAAGTCTTGATAATTAAAAAAATTATGTAGGCTAAAAATAAAACCATTTAAAAAAAGAAATCTTTATCTATTTAAATATGAATATTTGATGTTTTTAATTCAATCCCTATTGCTAGTGCTTAAATATTATGCCAATATGAAGTTGGAGATATTTCCGAATAGATATTTCCTATTTCAGGTTTAAGCGTTTTTTTCGCTAAGTCCATTTCTGAATAAAAATAGGAAGTGGGCTTTTTTATTTTTAAATATTTCAGTATTATCAGTGTGTTGCTTTAAGTAACACTAAACCTTATTGATCAGCGCAAATATCAAAAAGGGGGAGCTTGCCTACTAGGCAAGCTTTTTAAATTGATGATTTAAACACAATAATCCATTTTAAAGCTCAATAGAAAGATCAAACTTCCATAGCTTTTATTCGTACTAATTTATTGAATATAATCGTTTTTATAATTTTTAAAATTTCCTTAAACTAAAAATGGAAAATTTCTTGTTGCAACATTGTTATAATAGGATTACCTTAAGAAAAATACTTTATAAAAATGAGGAGCTGCTGAAATGCCACAGTATCTCATGTTTGCGGAAAATATTTATAACAAAATTAAAGATGAGGAATTGTTTTCACATGACTGTATTGAAAATATGAACTTACTTATGACATGTATACGCAGAGAAATTGAGGGAACAGAATTTAAATTAAAATATAATTTTATTGATTTTGTTGAATTGTTTAGTAGACCATTAGATGAATGTAAAGTAAAAATAGATGTGAGTTTGATTCCTCCTCACAATTCAGAAGGTGAGTATATTTTATGGTTAGCTGGATTAATCGAAAAAATTACAGAAGGTGGACCTAAACCACCTCCGCCTATAAAGAAGTTTATTCCAGAGTATATGACCTTGAAATCTGAATTAGATTTTTTACCTTTAAATGAGGAAAAAATTCAAACCGAAGGTAAAGAAATTACGGATTACTTTAATTCAAAGCTTTATAAGGCAACTTTTAAGAAGTAATACTATATTGCCTGTGAGTTTAGCCACCGCCTAAGGGCGGTTTTTTTTATGGGTAAGAATAATGGATTCTACAGAATACTTTTGGCTTACTCGGAAAAAAGAACCTAAAACTAAACCTAAAAGCCGGCCATTGCCTAAGGCGAAGCAAAAATATCTCGAGGCTGAGGCAACACTTAAGGAAGAGCTTGAGGATTTGGCGATTGGATTTGAAAGTAAGTTTCAGCCGATCCATACCAAACACTGGCGCTTTGATTTTCATATAGTGAAATTGCGTTTGCTCATTGAAATTGAGGGTGGTCCCTGGTCTGGTGGGCGTGGTGGAAAGCTGTCAAATAAAGCATGGAGTCTTAATCGATATGATCATGCTGAAGAGATGGGTTACAAAATAGAGCGCTTTCATCCAGATTCTATTTTGTCGGGATATGTCATCAACTGGATAAAAAGTGAATTAGCGAGAATTGAAGATGGAGCAGATCAGACCATTTCCACCGACTGATTTTATTGATCAAGCTGAAGAAGAGGAAGCAATTAGACTAACACCAGCACCGGACTTAAAAAAATGGGTGGTTGCTAATTACTTAACTATTGGTGGATCTCTTTATAATCCCGATCATGATCACATAGCTGAGCTGCTTCACGATAATGAAGAATTTTTAGCATTTGCTTGGGCCTCTTCTGCATATAAAAGCAAGCAAGCTATGGTGTTAGGCCAGTGCGAAAAAGTCATGTTCAATGTTGGTGGCTGGCGCAAAGCTAGACAAGAGCAACAGATGCGAGACTGGTTCGGCTTTGTTCCAACTTACTTAATCACTATTGATGCTACATTTTGCGACAAAGCAAATGATCGTGAGTTTTGTGCTTTGCTTGAGCATGAGCTTTACCATATAGGCGCAGAACGTGATGAAAACGGTGAGATGATCTTTAGTAGTTCAACAGGGTTACCAAAACATTATTTAGCTGGTCACGATGTCGAAGAGTTTATTGGTGTAACTAAACGGTGGGGAGCAAGTAAGAGCGTTAAACGTCTTGTTGAGGTTGCGAAGAATCCGCCGTTTGTTTCAAATCTAGATATTTCAAAATGCTGCGGAAACTGCGTAATCAACTGAGCCGAATGGCTCTTTTTTTTGCCTATTTTGTTTTACGTAGTTTTACGAAGGGGCAATTATGGCAACACTTAAAGAGCCTATAAAAATCTTTATAGTTCAGTCTCTTGCTTGCTTTGATACCCCTCAGCAGGTTGCGGATGCTGTAAAACAAGAATTTGGAGTCGAAATTCCAAGGCAACAAGTAGCGGCCTATGATCCAACAAAGCCAGCAGGGAAAAACTTAAGTAAGAAACTTACTACTTTGTTTAATAAAACCAGAGCAGATTTTCAAAAGAATGTTTATGACATCCCTTTAGCTAATAAAGCTTACCGACTCAAAGAGCTTCAGAAGATCTATGAAGACTGGAAGAACAACAGGCTTATGAAGCAAGGGGTTATTAAACAGGTTCGTGAAGAAATGCAGGGTTATGACCTGATGTTATTAAATCTTGAGTTAAAACAGCTTGAGATTGAAAAGTTGAGAGAAGGTGGAGGTGATGAAGATCCAACACCAGTCAAGGTAACTATTCAAGTTGTGGATGCGAGTAAAAAAGATGCCGAACATCAATCCGACACTGAATGTACCTCAGGCTAATTTTTTGCAGATGGAAAAGAAGTTCCGCGCATTTGTCGCTGGCTTTGGATCGGGAAAGACTTGGGTTGGCTGCTCCAGTTTATGCAACAAAGCTTGGGAATTCCCAAAAGTACCTTTGGGTTATTTTGCTCCAACTTACCCGCAGATTCGCGACATTTTCTTTCCAACTATTGAAGAGGTTGCTTCCGATTGGGGACTTAAAACTAAGGTTTATGAAACCAATAAAGAGGTTGATATCTATTATGGTCGGCAATATCGAACCACAATCATTTGCCGATCTATGGAGAAACCAGCAACAATTGTTGGTTTTAAAATTGGCCATGCCCTGATTGATGAACTTGATGTTATGGCCAAGGTCAAAGCTCAACAGGCTTGGCGTAAGATCATTGCACGTATGCGTTACAAGCAAGCTGGTTTGCTCAACGGTATTGATGTGGCCACAACTCCTGAAGGTTTTAAGTTTACATACGAGCAATTTGTTAAAGAGGCAAATAAATCCGAGGCTAAGCGTAAACTCTATGGAATGATTCAAGCTTCAACTTATGACAATGAAGCTAATCTTCCAGAAGACTACATATCATCACTTTATGAGTCTTATCCGCCGCAATTAATTTCAGCTTATTTAAGAGGGCAGTTTGTCAATTTAACCAGCGGTGCTGTTTACCCCGACTTTGATCGAGTTCTAAACCACACGGATGAAGAAATTAAGAAAGGTGAGCCTTTACTCATTGGTATGGATTTTAACGTGCTTAAAATGGCTGCTGTGGTTTATGTCATTAGAGAAGGAAAGCCAAGAGCTTTAGATGAACTGGTTGGGGTGAGAGATACACCGACGATGTGTCAATTGATTAATGAGCGCTTTCCAGATCACGATATTACCGTGATTCCAGATGCTTCAGGTCAGGCAACATCTTCAAAGAACTTCAGTGAATCAGATCATGCAATCTTAAAGAAAAATGGATTCAAAGTTGAAGTGAATGGTGTGAATCCCGGAATTAAAGATCGTATTACTGCTGTTAATGCACAAATCCTAAATGCCGAGGGTGAACGACACTTAAAAGTGAACACAAATAAGTGTCCTAACTTTACGGCTACTTTAGAACAGCAAGTCTATGATGATTTTGGAATGCCAGATAAAAGCGCTGGTTTGGACCACGTTGGCGATGCTGGTGGATATCCATTAGCTAAACGTTTTCCGATCATCATTCAGAAAGTATTTAAACGGCGCACAATCGCTGGTTTTTCTCGTTAAACAACGCACCTTTTTAGGTGCTTTTTTATTGGTGTTTTTATGGCAGTTACTGATAAACATCCGCAGTATATTGCTGCACAAAAAAGTTGGTTAATTATGCGAGACGCCGTTGCTGGTGAAGAGCAGATTAAACAGGCACAAACTAAGTACCTAGCTAAATCGGCCGGAATGATTGAGGCTGAAAAGCAAGGTGATACGACTGGAGAGATTTATAAGGCCTATCTAAGTCGAGCTCAGTATCCGCTATGGGTTCAGGACGCATTACGCACAATGATCGGGTTAGTTTCAAAGCTTGAGCCGAATATTGTGATTGAAAGTTCTCTACTTAAAGGATTGATAGAGAATGCAACAAATGACGGTTTTGGGCTTAAACAGCTCTTTATTCGCATTTGTTCAGAGTTGCTAGAGTTTGGGCGCTGTGGGCTGCTTGTTGATGTTGATGCTAAAGGAGTGCCATATTTCGCCTTATATGATGCGTTATCTATTATCAACTGGAAGGAAAACAGTATCGGTGGTCGAAAGGATTTAAAACTGTTAGTGCTCGAGGAGCAATTTGATAATAGTGAAGATGAATTCGGGCACGAAACTAAAACGGTTCACCGCGTTCTATCTATGGATGATGGAGCATTAGCGGTCCGATTGTTCGATGGTTCAAATGTGGAGGATAAAACTCCTGATCTCGGCGGTAATCAACTTTCTTTCACACCATTTGTTTTCTGCGGTGCCACTAGTAATTCCCCAGATGTAGGTACCATACCGCTTTTGACAATGGCCAAGGCTGCTCTGAAGTATTACCAACTTAGTGCAGATTATTACCAGTCACTTCACCATACAGCTCATCCGCAGCCTTGGATTAATGGACTTGAGGGTGATGAAGATATTAGCGTTACTGGTGTTATGGCTGTCTGGAGTCTTCCTCCAAATTCACAATGTGGTTATTTGGAAATTTCAGGTAGCGGCATTGAACTCACTAAAAAGGAAATGGATGCGCAGAAAAATGCAGCATTAGAGGCTGGTGCCAAGGTAGTCGATACCAATACACAAGAATCAGGTGAGGCACGCCGTGCACGTCAGGATGACCAGCAGGCAAGTCTTCACAGTATCGTGATGTGTGCAGCTGCAGCAATTGAACAAGCCATTAAGTATGCAGCGCAGTGGTTAAAGCTGGATTCGACAAAATATTCATTTACGGTTGAACCTGAGTTTATTGTGCAGGTCACGGATATTAATCTTGCAAAACAGCTTTATGAGGGTGCTATTTCAGGGAAAAACTCTTTCCGCACATATTGGGAATACCTGATGACAGGTAAATTACCAGCTCACGACTATCAGGAAGAAGTGAAGCGGGTAGAAATAGAGCGAGATAACACTCCTTTGTAGAGGTGATGTATGGCTTCAAAAGAAGATAAATCATTGATTGAAGTACTTACCCAACATCAGGCGTACTTATATCGGGTGTCTTCTCAATCTGTTAAAGAGCTATTAAAAATCTTTAATGATGAGTCAATATTAATGTTGGCAAAGCTTCGGGATTTGCTTGATGAATTAAATGATTCTGAAAAGATGGCTCTAGCAAGTGGGCAGTACACTACAGCTAATCTGAAGGAAGTTCGTGATCTGATTGCTCAGTGGTTTATAGGACTAAATATTGCATTACCTGAAGCTTTCGCTGTTTCTGCTACTGCCTTGGCTGTTTATGAAGCCAATTACACGGCGAAGCTATATGGTGGCAAGATCAAAAAGCCAAATGGTGAAAAGCTATATGCCGCAGCTAAAAAAATACCATTGGTAGGTGGGGCTCTTGTTGATGATCTGCTATCCAGAATTGCTGAAAATGCCCGTCAAAAGGTTGAGTATGCAATTCGGGATGGTATCAACTCAGGTAAAACAAATCAGGAAATAGTTCAGCGCATTCGTGGTACCAAACGGCTTAATTATGAGGATGGGCTTTTAAGTAGCTCTAAGACTGATATCGATCGTACAGTGAGGACAGTTCGTAGTCATGTGGCCAATCAAGCATATCTAAATAGCTTTAACCAGATTGGCTTTGAATACGTAAGACTGGTAGCAACTTTAGACGGAAGAACTTCAAAACTTTGTGCAACTCTTGATGGTTCCGTATGGGAGATTAACGATCCAGCAAAGCGTGTACCGCCGTTGCATCCTAATTGCCGAAGTATTTTGGTACCAGTCGAGAAAGACGGCCAACTTGTTGGCGAACGTCCATTTGTAATGGATGAACGTCGAGTTAAAGACATCCCGAAAGAAGAGCGTAGCCAGTTAATAGGGCAGCTAGATGCCAATACTACGTTTAGAGAGTTCTTCAAGAAGACAGATGATTTCTTTCAAAGAGAATGGTTGGGGCCGAAACGTTACAAGCTCTATAAGGAAGGAAAATTTGATTTTGATAAGTTCTTCGATCCAGAGGGGCGGTTATACATATTGGACCAACTTCGAAAGTTGGATGAGCAAACCTTTAAGGAGTTGGGCTTATGAGTGAGTCAAGACATTTAGTGCTAAAGCGTCACCCTACTTTGAAAGGTTATCTGGTTATTTGTGATGAAGAAACTGGACAACCTCTAGCTGGACAGAGAGCAGTACAGATGAATTCTGATGCCTTAAATGGACCCGCAACAATTACTGTAACTTTTGAAGCATATGGTGCTCATGGTGTTCGCTTAGTGAGTGATGCACCAAGGCCAAATCAAACAAAGGAAATGTAGCGAAAGGTATTACAAATGTCTGAAAAGCAAATCACTATGTCAGATGCTCAATATATTCTGAGCACAAAATTAATTCTGGTGCCATTTCTTCAAATTAAGATTTCAAGAGCCATGGCAATTTATGGTTTTACTTTTGAAAGATTAAAAGCAATTGCACTCATCAATTAGAACTTAATTTTTAACCTTAGCACCTTCGGGTGCTTTTTTTGTGAGAAGAAAATGATCAAAGAAGTAACAGAGCAAGAGTTAGCTGAAAAGTCTGTGGCACCCCGAGTAACTAAAGCGCAAATTGATTCATTGATGGAGCGTGTTACATATACGGTTGAGCAACGCCCCGGTGGCACGACATCTACTTTTGTCCATGCATTTTTAGATGGAAAGTTTTTCTTAGCAACGGGTTTTAGTGCATGTGTGAATGCTGAAAACTTTGATGCTGAAATTGGTGAGCGTATGGCTCGTGGAAATGCAGAATAGTCAGCTGAAAATAAACTTTGGGAGCTAGAAGGCTACCGTTTATTTGCAACAAATTACTAAGTTTTCAATCGAAATTTAGCGTCCTTAGGGGCGCTTTTTTAATGCCTTGAGATAAGGCTTTACCCAAATCAAACGAGAGGTTTGAACATGTCATTGCCATTTATTGTTGATTCACTTGATGCAATCAAAGAAGAACACCGAGCTTTATATGTCGAGGAAAACGGGAAGTTTCGCCTTGATCTAGAAGGCTATGAAGATCCAAAAGGTTTGAAATCTGCACTTCAAAGCGAGCGTGAGGCTGCAAGAACTGCAAATCGACAACTTCAGGAACTTCAAAAACAATTTGAGGGAATTGATCCTGAAATTGTTAAGAAAGTCTTTGCCCAACTTGACCAAGATGAAGAGGCCAAATTAATCGCAGACGGCAAAGTTAATGAAGTGATTCAAAAGCGCACCGAGAAGATGCGTGAAGAACATGAAAAGTTACTGAAAGCCGAAAAAGAACGTGCTGATAAAGCCGAAACTTATGCTCAAAAGTTCAAGCAATCAGTGATTCAAAGCCAAATTGTGCAGGCTGCAATTGAACTTGAAGCATTGCCAGAAGCGACCCCTGATATCGCCTTTTTAGCTCAGTCAAAATTTGCATTAGATGAAAACGGCAAAGCTGTGGCAGTTGATGAAAACGGGGAAGTAGTCATTGGTAAAGACGGCCAGACACCGATGACCCCAAAAGAATGGGTTGAATCTCTACGCGAGCAAAAACCGTATTACTGGCCTAAACCAAATGGTATGGGCGCACCAGGTAGTAACAATTCAAAAGGTCAGCCAGACATTCTCAAAGCAGATGGCTCGGTAAATATGACCAAATTGGCGCAATTACGAAATGAAAACCCGCAACTAGCTAAAGAGCTAGCGGCAAAACACGGTATTAAACTTTAAGGAGTAAAGCCTAATGGGCGATACAAAAATTGCTGATGTAATCGTACCCGAGTTATTCACTCCGTACGTATTAAATAAAACTGCCGAAAAGTCTGCATTATGGCAGTCTGGCATTGTTGGGGATTTAGATGTAGATGTAGCTTTCGGAACAGAGGGTGGTACTACTGTAAATATCCCATTCTGGAATGATTTAAGCGGTGAGTCAGAAGTACTTTCAGATTCAAAACCTTTATCTGTAAATAACATCACTTCAGGCAAGGATATTGCGATTCTTCATGCACGTGGTAAAGCATGGGGCGCTAATGATTTGGCTAAAGCATTATCTGGTGACGATCCACTTGGTGCGGTTGGTGATCTGGTGGCAGATTACTGGTCGCGTGAGTTTCAAGGTTTTACCGTAAATACCCTCAAAGGTGTATTCGGGGCGGCCAGCATGGCAGGTAATACCCATGATATTTCGGCAGGAACTGGAGCTGCAGCTGTAATTGATGGCGTATCTTTTGTTGATGCTTCTTATAAGTTGGGTGATGCCGTAGATAAATTAACGGCTATTGCAATGCACTCGGCAACCATGGCTGCTTTAGCTAAGCAAGGCTTAATTGAAACTGTTCGAGATGCTGATGGTGTGGTTCTCTACAAAACCTTTATGGACCGTCGTGTGATCGTTGATGATGGTATGCCAGTGGAGGGTGATGTCTTTACTTCATTCCTGTTTGGTCAAGGAGCAATTGGTTTCCAAGATATTGGTGCACCGGTTGGTGTAGAAACAGACCGTGATAGTCTTGCTGGTACTGACATTCTTATTAACCGCCGTCACTTTGTGCTACATCCTCGTGGCATTAAATGGGCAGGTGATACAGGTATTGCACCTAATAATGCCGGTCTTGCTACAGCCGGTAACTGGGAACGTGTCTACGATCCTAAACAGATCCGTATTGTGGCATTCAAGCACAAGATCAAATAACAAAAAGGCGGGTAACACCGCCTTATCTTTTTGGAGATCCACATATGGGACTTTCATCATTTAACCGTGCACGGGAAAGACAACAAATGACAGAAACAAAAATTGCTGAACTCGAAGAACAACTGGCAACAGTAAAGGGCGAATTTATTGCCTTTCAAAATGATACGGAAGCAATGAAAGCACGTATTGCTGAACTTGAATCAGGTGAAGGTGGTCAAACACCTGAAAATGACCAAAAACCAAGTGATACTCAACCACAACCAATTAACTATGCTGGTCTAAAAGTAGATGAGCTTCGAGCTGTACTAACTGAAAAAGGCATTGCATTTGAAGCAGGTGCTAAAAAAGATGAACTTTTAGCATTAATTCCAAAGGAATAATTCATGAGCTTTATCACTGAACAAGAAGCGATAGAACATGTTGAAGGCTTTGATGCTTTATCTGCTAGTGATAAGGCTCAATACCTTCAGATGTCAGAAGCTTATCTATTAGCACGTAACGTTAAGCCTTATGAAGATGCTACCCAAGTACCTGAACCTTTAAAAATGGCCTCCTATCAAATCATCAAGGGCATTATTAAAGGTGATCTATATCAAGGGCAAGAACAGGCACTAAAACGTAAGAAAGTCAAAGCTGATACGGTTGAGACCGAAAAGGAATATCAGGACGGATCAGTAAAGCTTAGTGCAATCGAGCAATTCATTCTTGATTTGATAAAACCGTATTGCAAACGGAAATCCGTCTTTTTTGTCAGGAAAATCTAATGGGCTTACGTGATGAAATTCAGGCAGATATTGATGAAGCATTTAATGAAGATTTAGCGGACGCCGTTCATTCATTTACTTGTGAGCGGATCTCAAGAAAAGATTGGGATCCTAAAACTGAAACGTATGTCGAAGTTAAAGAAAACTATTCTGGTCGTGGCGTTCTGTTTGGCTCATACAGTCAATATGAGATTCAGACGCTTGGAGTACTGGCCACAGATAAGAAGGCTACCGTGCTTCAAAATGAAGTGTCCATGACACCTAAAATTGAAGATGAATGGCTAACAGCCTTAGGCTCATTTCGAGTTATTCATATACAGCAAGACCCTGCCTCAACTATTTGGAAATGCCAGTTGAGAAAAGTTTGATTCATTTTTTATAGTTATTTGGTATTTTATATTTGTAAATTTCTAATAACGTAGAGTAAATATGTCAAAACAACCTAATTTAGATAATCTAGAAAGTCATATCCAAGAATCTTTAAATGGAATAAAGCTTTTATATAAAAATAGATGTTTCTCTCAAGCTAAATATTGTACATATATTCTCATTGATCAATTAGCATGGTTAATTAGTGTTTCAGAAACCCAAGTAAATATTTATTTTAAAAATTGGTTGAATAAGTATTTTATTAAACATTATCCAGAAATAACTGCAGAAGAAATTTGGGCATCACGAAATGGTATGCTTCATAATCATTCTTCTATTTCACGAGATATAGTTAATAAGAAAGTTTCTCGGCAACTATGGTTTGTGGATAATTTAAATCATCTAAATGACGTGAATACAGAATTTAACTCACCCGATTATTTTGTAGTTAATACTACACGTTTTCTTCAATTTGCTTTACTAAATGCTATCAATGAATTTATGAGTGATCTGAAGAGTGGTAACGTTCCAGATATGAATGATCTTGCTGAAAAGCTAGGGAAGCTATTGGCTGAAGTGAAACCTGATTGAGATATAACCGCCATTTTGGCGGTTTTTTTATGGGGAAATTTATGGGATGGAAGGGGAAAAAGCCAACTGATTTTAGTTTTGATGTGGCTAAAACGGCAGAGGAAAAGGTAAAGAAAATTACAATGGATGCTGTTCAATCTTTAGTTGTTTCAAGTCCTGTTGATACTGGCGCTTATCGTGCTTCTCATATCGTCTCAATTGGATCTGGTGACTATGGTGTACGTGGACCTGAAACTAATGCGGTGCAGGATGCAGCTCTTCAAGCCGTTAAGTTTAAGCTGGGTAATTTGGTCTACATACAAAACAATAAGCCATATGCTGAACGCTTAGAAAACGGCTGGTCTGATCAAGCGCCACAAGGTATTTATGGCCTCACGTTTAACTTTATTTCTCAAAAGTACGGTGGCTAAAATGGCAATGACTTTAGAGCAGACAAGGCAAGCTATTATTGATCGCATGCAAAGCTTTACGGGTATTGCTCAGGAACGGATTCAGTATCCAAATGCACCAGGCTTTACGGTGCCTAAAGAAGGTTTATGGTGCCGTTTAACGATTGCAGGTGGGCCGAGCTTTATTTCAGGCATTGCTGATAGTCCTTGTACACGCCGTACCGGTAATATCATGATTCAATGCTTTTCACGTCCCAATTCAGGAATAATGGAAATCACAAAACTGTGTGATGCTTGGCTTGCCCATTTTGAATATTACTCAATCGATCATCTAGAATGTTTAGAAGGACAATCAATTTTTGTCGGGCAAGATGCTGACTTCATTCAGTATAATGTGAGCATTGGGTTTAAGGTGAATTGATATGTCATGTATGCTGACTTTAGAAGAAATCGAAATTAAACGGCAAGAACTGGAAAGACATCTTGAAGATGTTATGTCTGTTGAACTTAAGAAGTGGCAAAGCGAAAACAAGCTATGTGTTTCCGATGTGAATATACGTTTGGCCAATGTGAATAGTCTTGGTGGAACTAAACATAATGTAGTTACTGGAGTAAGTGTTGATTTAGATTACAAACCTTAAATTACTTTAATTAAATGACCGCTAAGAAGCGGTTTTTTTTATGCCTTATTCACTACCACCTCATCGGTGGTTTTTTTATGTCTATAGGAATCACTTATGAGCAATTTTGTTTTTAAGCGTGGTGACACATTCAACTTAAATTTGCAGCTCGTTGATATGGATGACGCGCTGCAATATCCAGCCAATGATGTGCGTCGAGCGATTGATTTAACGGGATATACCTTTACTTCTCAAGTTAAAACTTTGGATGGAACCGCCGTAGCAACCTTGACTTGTGCAGTATTAAATCAGAGTACTCAAAAGGGGTGGCTGAATGTGAAATCAGGTGCAAGTACTGCAGCGTGGCCTTTGGGTCTGTGTCAGATGGATATCAAAGCTGTGGTGAGCGGTACTACTCAGCATACAGAAACTTTGACTTTTCAGGTAATTGACGGGGTGACTGCATAATGGCAAATCTTTTATTTAGATTTAGTTGGGACCACCGACCTTTTGTTTATAACTCATCTCAAGGTAAGCGGCAATTTATGCTGCCTTTTGCTTCGGGCATTCCAAACCTCACTCCAGACTGGACTCAAGTTACGGGCTTAGGTGCAGCGGCAACAAGAGGTGTTGGAGTAGAAAGCGGTAATGTAGCAGCTTATGGTTCTTATGGTTTATCTAACTTAGGTTATGGTGGATCTCCAACTTCAGAAGCCGGAAATGATATTGATGCTGGTTATAAAGCAGGGGGACAAAAGACTCGTTTTAAGAATGCACCCACTAGTATTTATACAAATCCCTATATAGCTGCTTATGCACCTTCTATCGTGGTTACTCGTGGAGAATTTACAGGTACGGAGTTATTTTTACCATATTACACCTCAACACGCGCCAATTGTATGGCTGTAATTGCATGGAATTATGTGCCATCCACTGACACTTTAAGTAAAGCAGAGCAAATCGTTTATACGAGCAAGAACAATATCGTTTATACGACCAATAACAGCGCGACCAGCGGCAAATTGGTTACTGTTGAGACTTCTGGCGAACTTCGCTCCAAGGGGTTCACTGTTGATTCGAACGGGGTTTACAAGGCAGCTTCACCGATTGCAAGACTATTTGCTGATTCACTTGAACTCAATGAAGATGCCTCAAAACAGCCGATTAACTTTGAAAAGTTAGGTACAGGTGACTACCTGATAAAAGGTTCTCTCGGATTTGCTAAAGAGGGCTGGTACATTGAAATGCCTAAAGATGCTAACGGTAATGTTCTTGTTGCTGTGTCATATGAGCAGCATGAAGATGGGGATATTGCAGTAAAAACCTACAAGAAAAAATTTGATATCGAAACAGCCTCAATTATTCCTGATTTCGATAATCCTGTAGATATTCCAGAAACTCGCTGGATTGATATTCGATTGCATGAAGAACCCGAACCAGAGCCTGAAGAACCGTTGAGTGAAACACCATTGGAGTTCCAGCCGACTAAATTATCTCAGGCAGTAGCTGCAGCCTTGAATGGTGTGGAACCGCCAGAGATCTCCGACACAGATGCAACATATTAAAAACCCGCAAATTTAGCGGGTTTTTTATGCCCATTTTTTATAACTGCCCGCTGATGAAGCGGGTTTTTTATGCCTAAATTTTGGAGAACCATAAATGAGTTCAGGCGCAAAAATTCGATTATATGCTTGTGAGGAAGCAGTTTTAGGAACTACTCCGGCAAATCCAGTCTGGTACACTGTTCGCCGTGTTACTGATAGTTTGACTGAAAACGTTACTACTGAAGATAGCAGTGAAGTAGTTGATTCACGTTTTCGCCAAGGTGCTGTAGTAACGGAAGCCGAAGTAACTGGTCAACTAGAGTTTGAATTATCTCTAGGTACCTTTGACTTATTCTTAAATGTTCTAGCATTCAACAACTGGGCTGGTAATGCTTTAAGTTTTGGTGGTGGAGTCCGTAAGTCACTTACCTTAGTAAAAGTCTTTGAAGATATTGGTCAAGTCTTTATTTATCGCGGTATTCAAGTGAATACAGGTGAAATGACGATCCAGACCACAGGCAAAATCACCGGTAACTTTGGTCTTGTAGGTAACTCATTTACGCGACAGCAGGTTAATCCTGTTACCAATCCTATTCCAGCATCGACTCGCCCTCTGGTGAGTATGCCGAACGTTGAAAAGCTACTTATTAATGGTCAGTCAATTCAAGGTAAAGCTTGTCTGCAGACACTCACCATCAACTTTAGTAATAATCTGGAAGCGATCCGTTGTATCGGTTCGGGCAAGTACACGCCTGAGTTCTACTTAGAAAAAATGATGGATATTGGTGTAAATGCCAATTTCATGTTTTCAGCAACATCTGCTGCTTGGATAGATGCCATTAAAACCCGTGATGTATTTACATTGACCTTTGATATTACAGACAGCAAAGGCAGTAAGTACTCGTTTAACTTCCCGCAACTTGAAGTTAAGGAAGCAAATCACCCGGATGGTGGTGGCGATGACATCATTACAATAGATATCAATTTTGCCCAAGTGCGTACTAGTCCAACGATTGTACGTGCTCTTGTGTAATCAACTTAATAATAACAAAGCCTATGGAATCCCATGGGCTTTTTTATTTCTAAAAATTAGAGGTTGCTATGGCTTTAAAAGTCGGAATTATTAAAAGCTCGGATGTTTCTAAGTGGTGTGAATATAAAGGAACTGATGGACAGGTATTGGCAGAGTTCAAAGTCCGGGGTGTCGCGTATAAACCCTTTCAGGTAGCAATAGAGCGAGCAGGTAACCAGATCTCCTCTAAGGGTTATGATGTAATGGTCAAAGATGAAAACGCTAAGCTCTACCATGAGCTGTTGATGGATGCCTGTGCTGCTCATTTAATTGAAGACTGGAAGGGCGTGGTATTTGCCGAAATCGTAGCCGGTAAAACAGTGGAGTCCGAAAAACCTTATACACCTGAGAATGCTTCGAAATTATTGAATATGGGTGATATCGGCATTCAAATCTGGTTGTTCATTAAAGAGCAGGCCCAGAAGATT